GAGGTATTTGTCTAAGCAAAAAGGCTCATGCAAATCCCCGATGGCTAACACTTGTGACATACGCTATACAGAAAGTTTCTTAAACGCTAGTTCTTGAATAAGAACTCTAACTTGTTGAACCTCCATGTCAAGCGAGTTGACTAACAACAGCTCAATTCCAGCGAGCGTAAGCTCTTCGGTAGTGAGTTCACGTACCTTTGGAGTTGGCTGGACTTCACCCTGTCTATCAATACAGGTTGTAGTGTCTTCCTTGAACTTGAACTTAGGTGGGTCATCCGTCTTGTACACCTTAACCTTACCGTCTATGTATAGACTGGCGTCAGTAGCGTACACCTCAGTCCCCCTCTCGTATTTACTGAGAGGAGAACCTTTGTATATAAGGCCGAAAGTTGAACCATCTTTACGCTCAAGCTGGAAGTTGTTAGCAGAATCTTTGTACACCTGCTTAACAAGTTTCCCCTGAATCCATTTAGTTTCACTCATGCTTACCACGGTAGATCGTCGTCGCTATCGTCAGCAGCATTAGCTGTGACAGGAATGTTCTTAGGCTCTTGACTTTCCTGTTCAGCAGGAGTCGCGGAGCGATTAGCTTTACGTTCCTCAAAGACAGATTGATTATCTTGGATGAAACGATTAACCGTGTCCAAGAAGAAGTCGTTCTGCTTAGAGAAGTCGAAGTACGTCTTGTCCCCGATCTTAGCAGAATCTGCTTCAGGAACTCCAACGTACTTACCGTCCTCATAAGGGAAGGCAGAAGCAACGTTAGCTCCACCTTGCTGCATCGTGATGTAGATAGGTACGATTGTACGCTCATTGCCCTGTGGATCTTTGAACGTGTAAGCGCCCTTAGAGTTTATCCAAGTGGATGCACTCAGGGGAGAATGAACTGAGATATTAGGAATTTTCTTAGCAATACCCTTGAAATCAACAGCTAACTTACCGTTGGCTTTGTCTTTCCATACAGGTACGCTAAGTACATCTACTCCTTGGTCGTGCTGAAGTCCTATGTTTAGAACCTCACCGTACATTCCGTTGTCGATGTAAACGGATTCGATATTACCGAACAGTTTATCTGTAGTGTACTGCCATCTCTCGCCAGGTGAAGGCTTAGTGTACTTGTGTAGTACTCTACCGTCATTGGCTTCATCGTTGCTTATTTGGTCACGGCATTTACTCCAGTAACCTCCCTTTGCGTTGTCTTTTTTCCAGTATCGTGTGTCTCTCATATGTTTTATTGGTTTCTTGTTTTGTACTCGTAGCTAAACTCGTACTGTTGATGGTGAAAAGAAGCGGAAACGTCGCTCCATATATCGTACATTTGCAGATCTCTGGATAATGTCAAGTCAGAGAACGATTTGATTCTCGATAAAGCTGTGTAAGTTAGACCTGGGGCCATAGGTACTTGCCTTGGTAGCTGTAGATGTACCTTGTTCAGTGTACTTCCTTGGCTGGAGTGGATCGTCATGCTGTACCCTAGCTGGATAGGGAATTGAATGTACTGACCCTTGCTCTCGTCGATAACCTTCTCCTCTCCATCCTCGACCGTAACCTTGGGCGTACTGTCTTGGTACTTCTTAGGCTTCAGGTAAATTATACTGTTGTCCGAGTCCCTGTGGATTATCATACGGCCACGCTTATCAACTCCGTAGAACGTGCCAGTGTCTCCGTTCACGATCCTTTGCGTAACTCCCATGACCTTGTAAGTCATGTTTGCTTTTACAACTACACGGCAGTACTCCTTCAAGTATATCTTCTCTTCGATAGGAAGATCCTTGTCTCGCTTCTTCTTGAACGATCCAGTTCGAGTGGCGGAAAAACACAATAGCCTTCCTTGTAAGTCATTAAGTTTTTTCTTATTGATCTCGTCACGTATCTTTCTGAGAGGAGTCAGTATAACTGCTTTACTATCAGGTTCTTGCACACGTGTATTCAGATAGTCAATATCTATTTTAGTCTGAGCACCTACTCTAATTCTGTTCAATATGTTAGCCTCGATAGGATTTTCCTGACGTATTACTTTTGTAAGACTGACCTGATGAAAGTCAGTGTTCAGTACATTGCTCTGAAATAATCCGAACGGAGCCTTGTAACCGTACCTCTTTAATGTACTAGCATCTCTGCCCTGGGCAACTGGTGGAAGCTGGCCGACATCTCCAACGCACAGAATCTTAGCTCCTCCGAATGGCTCGAAAGATCCACGAGCTTTACGTAAGGCAGCTTCGATGAAGTCAAGGTGATCGCATCGTACCATGCCTATCTCATCCAAGATAATCCACGAGCAGTGCTTCAGTACTTCTTTGCGTTGTCCTCCGAAATACCTGCAAGATGGATCGTTGAATCTCTGCCTGTGTACTGGCTGATCCTTGAAGTCTGGATTGATTGGATGAGTTGATGGTATACCGAACAACTTATGTATTGTACTGCCTCCAATGATAGTAGCTGCTCTGCCAGTTGGTGCTGCTAAGATCGAGCAGTCGAATGTCTTAACTATTTCTTTTATCAGAAATGACTTACCTGTACCTGCTGATCCAAAGCAGATCAATCTACTGCCTTGTCTACCAGTAAGCATACAGTCCATCACGTGCTGTTGTTCTATCGTTAATCCCATAGTTTATCTCTCCTCTAATCCCTTAATAGATCGTTGTATCTGGGTACAATTAGCCCCTACAAGGGACTAACCATTCTATCCTTGATCCCATGTAATGAGTCAATGTAGAGCTGGTGCCTGAGAGGACTCGGTACGTCACTATAATCCTCTTTGGTCAGGCATTAGCCATCGCTTTCGCGATCCTTTTTACAACCAGATGGGCAAGTTCTGGTAACCGATGTCCCTTGTACCGTTTCGGTACGCCTGATTTAAAGGCCAAGGGTGCAACTTTCTGTGCTGGTATTACTACCGCAGAAAGGAATTGGACAAACTTTCTTCATTTGTCAAGCCGACCCTCTTTTTTGTAAAGGTAATCAAAGATCTTCCTTAGCTCATCCTTGCCTTCCTCGATCTCATCAATCACTATACGACACAGTGCGTGTGGTAACCGATTCTCTACCAAGTAGGACACCATCCTGTCTAGGTGATAGTCCAGCTTCTCCATCTCCCAGTGGCAGTACAGGGAAGTTCTCAGGTCACTAGGATCTATACCTAGTTTTCGTAATTTCTGTGTGCTGTATTCTTTAGGCATATCTATTTCATTATTGTCCCCCAAGGGATTGATTCCATTACTGACTTTTTTATAAGGTTATCTATTGCCACCTCTTTGACGGCTTCCATCTCCTCTGCGTTTACTGGGCTGAGTAGATCGACTATCCGCTTTATCTCAGCTTCATAATCTTCTCTTCCGATCTTTTTAAGAAGCCCTTCTTCCATTAGCTTTTTAGGTTCTCTTATCACCTTCTCTAATGGAACGATCTTAATGTCCTTTACTCCAAGCTGGTTTCGAAATCGGTTCCTAGCCTGCTTGGCTGCAAATGGCGTAGCACTTGTTCCCAGCACGTAGTTCCCGTATTTTAAGGCGAACTTTTTGCCTAAGTAGTACGCACTGCTGACATCAGCGTAGCACATACTCTGTTTCTGTATATTTTCTTTCTGTTCTTTAGTCATAATGTTTAAAATAATCGCTCCCATACCAGCTCGTAGACAAAATGACTATCGTCACTCAGTTCCTGAAGCTCCTCTTCAGTAGCTTTACGGCCATCAATTTCTGCGTAGCTTATGTAAGCATCGCAAAAGTCTGGATAGTCGCGGGTATCAATACCCTCAACTTCCAAGTTTTCTAGTTTTGCATTTTTCGGTATCATATTTCTGTTAGGTCATCGTGTTGGCTCTGACCAATGCCGTCTTCGATGTACTCGATAGCATCGGCCAGAACTTGTTTTTCATCTTCCTCGTTGAGGTCAACGTTCTTATCCATGAGATCCTTGACCTTTCCAAGGACTAGGAAACCATCCTCTTCGTCGAGGTAAACCTCTAGTCGCATTTTCTGCTCCCTTACGGTTGATGTTATAATCATGGTGTAGTGTTGCCCTCCCCAGATTGTAGCTGATCCTGAACGCTATAGGTTTCGTTGTGAACCTCCCTAAGATCCTGAAAGAATGCCCCTATTGTCGTTCTGGCGTTCGAGATTGACTCCTGTAGCTCGTCCTCCGACTTTTGCCAAGCGCGAGCATCCTCTAAATCCATTGGGAGCTGCTCCCTTTGAATACCCCTGATATTACAAGAGAGGTCATACAGCTTCTCGTCTGCACTAATCCTCTCCCCGTTGGTTACGTCCTTGCGGATCTCTCTGATGAACTCCACAACGGAGTCCAGTGCTTTGTGTGTGTGTGTTTTTTTCATACGGATTTAAGGTAAACGTCAGTGTTTTCTATGGTTGTTAAAAGTTCATCCCAGTTGTTATCTGGGTAAAAGGTCTCATCTACTGCTGGGATCGGCTCGTCAATCTCAAGATCTCTGGATAAAGACCCTTGGTCAAGAACAAACATATGAAGTCCAGCGATTCTTCTTTCTGTTCGGCAGAGCTTGAATGGATCACTTGGTTTGTTTCTCATATTATGTCCCCCCATTGGCTAGAGATTGCTAATCCTATGCCCATGTATGTCTTGCTTCTTATCTTCCACCTGTCGGGACTAGGTGCAAGCTTATTCTGGCCTGATGGCGTTTGATTCTCCCAGTACCCGCACTCTGGCTTAGGAAGAATGCAGGTAGGCTTAATTTTTGGCAGATTGTGCAACCACAATCCAGTGTTCTTGGAGTGTGGCTCTCCGAACATCCAAGGTTGAATGTACTGGGTAGCCTTACCCATTTGAGTGTGACCCAGCACCCCTACTGGATTCTCGAACGCCACCCTCTTGGCCTTACGTTTACAGAGATTCCATAGATCCTCTGTCCACTTCATGGCATTGGCTCGGTTCTCCGTATTCGAGTGATGAGCGTTTCCAGAAATAGCAAGGTACTGGCACGGTGGATGACCTACGATGAGATCGAAATGACCGTCCTCAAATCCCTCTAGGAACTCCACAGCGTCCCCCTGCCAGTGATGCCTATCATTCGGTGAAAGGTCATCTGCTGGCAGTACATCGCAGCTAATCGTCTCGTGACCAGCTTCTCTGAACAGCTCCCGTAGCGTTCCGCTAGTCTCGCAGATTATTGCGACTCTAGCCCAGTTATCAATGTTCTGTCTATCCATATTATTTTCTCCTTTGTGTTTACTTATTCGTAAAGCTCCGACTGCATCTCTTTAGCAATATTGACGGCTTCGTCGAATAAGGTGGTGAACTCTGAGTTAGTGATGCACAACCATTCGGCCCCTGTCCAATTTTCGTGTTGAGCTGCCACTCGGTAACCGTATACCCACTCCTCGATGTCGTCGCTCCACTCTTCGCTGTCGAAGATCTCGATTGACTTGTTACGGCGACGGCCATCTGCGTCGTCTTCGTATCGTTTAGTGATCGGGAAGTTGTAATCCATTTCGTTTTTTATTTTATCCATGCTCCAAAAGTTGACGAAATAAGCTGAAAAGGTCGAGAATTATTTTCAGCACAATGAACTTTGCCGAAAATGTACAATGTATAAGAGGGAAGAGCATCCCAGTAGATCCGTTGTCGTACAGTAGGTGTATGTATGTAGATGTATGTAGATGTATGTATGTATATGTATGTATGTATATGTATGTATGTATGTATGTACTTATTTATCCGACAAAATAACGATAATGGGATCTACTCTAAACTCTATTGACAATAAGACCTAATCTCAATTTACATTTTTTTTACGTTACCAGGTTAGCGTACCAGGGAAAAAAATAATGACATTTGAAACCCTAAAGATTCACTTCAAAGCCCCTTCAAAATAACTAAAAAAAAGGCTTCCATTATCTAAAAAATCCGCTTCTCTCTAGTTATGGAAATTATCCTAAACCTAACGGCGGAACAAATCCGCTTCATCAGTGGGGTAGTCGTTCTGATTGCTTTGCTTAAAATCGAAACACTAAAAAGAAAGTCTAATAAATGAGAGTAGTTCTAAGAAACCATAATGAAGTTGCGCACATTTGGGCCCAACAAAATCAGCAACACGGAAGGGCAAGTAATATGTTTTTCTATGGGAAAAGCATTTATTCTTACGGTGAGCACTACACGCTTGCCAAATTTCAGGAAAATGGAGTCGTTTTGATTAATTCAGAAAGCCCTTCCGTCTCAACTAGTAAGCACACTTCGATAGTTTATTCCGCAATTCCTAAAGAAACCGCTACTTTCATGGTTCCTTGTACGGGGAGCGAAAGGGAAAAAAGGAACGATTTAGAAAACGTCTATTACTACGCTAAGAACTTTCACAAAAGTCTTGAGAAGGCTTCGAAAGCTCGAAAGTACTACGCCTTCCACCTTACGGAAGCAAAGCGATCAAAGTATACTGCCATTGAGTATTGCGAAACCTTCGATTGTGAAGCCCTTCTAGAACGCTTTGATTTTGATTTTGATTTCGAAGCGGATGACATAAAAGAGAAGATCAAAGCAATTCGCATCCGTGAAGCTAAGCGGAAAGCCGAAAAACTAGCCAAGCTTAAAGCCGAAATGGAAGAAAAAGTGATCGCTTGGCGTGAAGGCAAAAAGGTTTGGATAAGCTCTTATCCAGAAACCTTGCTAAGGTTGATTGATGACGGGAAAACCGTTGAAACATCTAAGGGAGCTTATTTCCCTACAGAACAGGCAAGGCAAGCAATTCGATTCGTAAAAGCCGTTATTAAAAGCGGAAAAGCATGGCAAAGGAACGGCGAGCAGTTTAAGCTCGGAAATTATCAACTCGATGCCGTATCAACTGTTGGAACTGTTCGCGCTGGATGCCATATCGTAAAGTTTTCTGAAATCGAAAGGCTCAACAATGAACTATAATTATTACAATATTGTCTTTATTCAGAATGACTTTGAAGCGGAAGAGCCTTTTCAGATCTTAAACGAAAAAGGGGAAGATGCTTTGATCGAGTACTTGAAACAGTGGGACTTCGGAGGCGAATCAGAGCATGATATGAGCGGAAGTGTAGATAAACCGTGGGGAAGCTCGGATTCTGTTTATCGGAAGGGCTTTTACATCTTAAGCTACAATGAGCAATTCGGATACGTAGGGCTCACCCGAAAAAGGAAAGGAGTCATTCCAAAGGATTACAGATAAGAGCCTTTAAAGGCCCTTCAAAGCCCTTGCCTCAACAGGTAGGGGCTTTTTTGTGGCTAAATACATTGAGAACCGTTTGACGGGTTTAAAGCTTAATGGTATAATGCGATTGAAGAGAGCTTAAGAGATCAAAGGAAGATCTTAAAGCTGATCAAAGGGCTTCAAATAGTACCCATTAAAAGGGCTGATGTTTAGGCATTGGATTGGATCACCTGATGTCAGAAAAAATGTTATTATGATTCGCCAGGTTATTTTGAGCGATCAAATTTTACATTTTGACTAATCAAAGTACTAATTTTGACTAATCAAAGTCCATTGTTTGATCAATCAAAGTGATTAGTTTGACTAATCAAAGTACTGACTTTGACTAATCAAAATGTAAATAAAGTGTAAAGTGGTGGGGGGTGGGGGTCAGTAATGCTGAGGGCGGTCGGTACTTGTATCATAAACCACCCTTTTAAAAATTGTTGCACTCAAGGGGTTTACGGTACGTATTACTTGACATAATTGTGTAAATATGCAATAAAAATAATGTGCAGCAAGAATTAATCAAGGAAAAGCTTTTATCTGACATAGATGAAAAGATCAAGGAGTTCGTTAAGAGTTCTGAGCTTGATGGTGTCAAGGCATTAGAAAGATATGATCCCGAGAAGGCTGCTAAGATATTGTTCCTTAGTGCTAGTGGTAAGACTCAGACTCAGTTAGTACGTAAGTACGGGTTTAAGAGAAATACTATTGTTAGGGTACTAGCTACTTACGCTGATCACTTAGGTAAGTGGAGGGAGCTAGGTGGTCAACTAGCATCTTATTCTTATCTGCATATTAGTTCCTTAGAAGAAGATATGGTTCAGAAGGTACGTGAGGACATGGAGTCAGGTGAGATTAAGCCTACCTTTAAGGACATCAAGGATATCAGTATAGCTAAGGCTAACTCAGCTAGGGAGGCTTTATTGGCTAGGGGTGAAGCTACGAGTATTAATCGTGAAGAGAAGGTTTACACTGATGAGGACTACAGGGAGCTAATGGAAAAGGCTAAGAACAAAATGAAGGAAGCACAGGTAATAGATTTAGACGATGAACGGTAAAGGCGATAGAAATAGGGTGTCTAATTGGGATAAGTTCTACGAGGGGTACAATAGGATATTCCGTCCTAAGGAACCCTTTTATACGGACATCAAGGAGTACGAAAGTAGGTTCAGAGGTGGAAGATCAGATTCTAAGATTGAAAGCAAACCCTTTAAAGGTGATCCAATTAAGCACGATATAACACGAATTATTTAATGAATAATAACCTTGAATTAGTCCACAAGTGCTTAGACACCATTACTCCAGGTTGGCAATCTGTTTTAGTTGCTACTGTTACAGAGGAAGGCTTTGAGTACGACATTTTCAATAAGATGGACGAGGAGCACTTTCAAGAAAACCTAGCTGTCTTATTGGCTTTAGTTGCCAAGAAGTCCTTGCAGGAGCTAGAACAAATAGATTGGACAAATAATTAAGTTTACTGAACATCCTTTTCTGACTCCTCCTACAGCAGAGGAAATTGTCTGGCTGTACGAGAACGACCTTAATCTTCTTAAGGAGCTGCACAAGGCTCATGAGAGCAGGATTAAGGCATCTGAGGACGATCCTATTCGTCATGGATTTAATCTACCTGGGTGGGAGCGAATAAAGGATGGGTTGCAGGATTACAACGAGTGCTTGGTTCTTGGTGGTAATAGATCAGGAAAGACTACTGGATTTGCAAAGATCGTAATGGAGGCAGTGACTGAAAGCAATGATGGTCACTTAGTATGCTTTTCCCAGAACGAGGATACTTCCATCAAGGTGCAGCAAGCAGCAGTATGGGAGATGATGCCTAAGGAGTTCAAGAAGAAGACTAAGAGCATAGAGGGGTACATTAATTACAGTATGCAGAACGGGTTTACGGCTAAGAGCTTTATTTTCCCTGATACCCGTACCCGTGTAGACTTTAAGACGTACACTCAGTACAGCAACAACCAGACTATCTTAGAGGGTTTTGAGTTTGGTTTTCCTGATGCTAAGGGCTTAAACATAGGTGCGTGGTTAGATGAGTACCTAGGTGATGCTTCATTGGTAAATACCCTTAGGTTCCGACTGGCTACTAGGGACGCTAAGATGGGAATAGGCTTCACTCCAATTGATGGCTATACTCCCTTTGTGGCAGAGTACCTAAAGGACGTAGAGACACTGCAGACACGTCATGGTGAGTTGATAGATAAGGAAGTCCCTATCAAGCAGTACAGCCCATCTAGGGACGCCTCAGTGGTGTACTTGCATTCAGATGAGAACCCTTTCGGTGGTTACGAGCGTATAGCTAAAGACCTTAGAGGCAGACCAGAAGAAGAGATACTAGTTCGTGCTTACGGTATACCCGTTAAGAGCATGACTTCTTTGTTGCCCTTGTTTAACACTGAGGTGAACGTATTAAGCGATGAGCCAAACAAGTACGGTATGACCTTTCCTGACATATCTAATGAGCACAGGTACACCTGTTATCAGGTAGTTGACCCAGCGGGAGCTAGGAATTATGTAGCAATATGGGCAGGAGTAAACGAAAAGGGAGATGTGTATATTCGTAAGGAGTGGCCTGATAGGGACTACTACGGAGAATGGGCTGTGTTCGGTGATCCTAAGTGGCGTTATGGGCCAGCATCAAAGAAAATAGGTTACAACGTACAGGGATACGTTGATTTGTTTGAGGAAATAGAGGATGATATTGAGATAGAGGTATTTGAACGTATAGGTGATAGTAGGTACTTCGCTAAGGAAAACTCCGACAACGATGACTTGTTTACTGAGTTCGATGATTGTGGCATGACCTTTATTCCGTCCGATGGCAGAATGGAAGAAATAGGCATTAGTGCTATAGATGAGTGGTTCAGCTACAACCCTAACGTGCCAATAGATTCTGCTAACAGACCTCGGTGCTACATACATGAGGACTGCGGTAACCTTATAGACTCCTTAATTAACTACAACGCTTCAGGCAAATCTGATGAGCCATTAAAGGACTTCTTTGATATTATTCGTTATTTACGAATGGCGAATGGAGGCGATGGCCCTGACCACGTTCTTGCTAGAAACATGATGACAACCCGTATAGGATCAGGATATTAAATATGGCTAAAGTAAAACTAACTAAAATTGCAGATAGGTTCGAATCAAGCTTTGATTCGTTTCTTAATCTAGCTAAACGAAAGCTATCCGCTGAAATGCTTACAGGCAAAGGCAGGAACACTTGGGTGAATGAAGAAGGTCAGAAGATTTTAGTTGACTGTATGTACATCGAAGAAATCGTTCCTAAGCACTTTAAAGGTAAGGTACTGGCAGAAGCCCCTAATCCTAGCTATGTGTTTGCTTACATAAATGAGATTAAGATGAAGGTCCCTGTGGTTATTCCCAGAAGATACAAGGGAAAGATGAAGGGGAAAGTAATAACCATTGAAATGATAGAAGATGTTAGAGGACGAAGTTACAGATACGTTGCATAACTTAGTTGTAGATAAGGCATTTATAGATGAGCAAGTCGATAGACTGCTTGCTTGGGAAATATTTGTTAGGACTGTTAAGGGCGAAGATCAACAAGATATACCCCCATCAGAATTGTGTGATAGAATAGGTGTTCATAAGTGGTACGTAAACCACCTCCTAGAAGATATTAAAGGTAGATTTTATGCAGAGTGATTCAGTTTCAGAGTCACTAACCTACGTTAGTGCTGAACCAGACATCAAGTCTCTTCAGTACGCCTACGACCAGTCGGTGGTTGAGCTTGAGGCGTACTTTGACTTGTGCAGAGAGAGTTATGATGAGCGTCGTAATTGGTGGCCTGGGAAGAGTAGAGATCTTCGCAAGCACGGTGCTGATGCTTTTCCATGGGAGGGTGCATCCGACATGGAAAGTCATGTTATTGATGAGCGAATTACTAGGCTTGTATCCCTCTTTATGGCTTCTCTGTCTAGGGCTAACATTAGGGCTTTCCCAGTAGAGGTTCAAGATGTAGCCAGAGCTAAGGTAGTTTCTAACTTCCTTAAGTGGATGATTTCTTCTGGGTACATTTCTCGCTTTAGCCGCGAGATGGAACTAGGGGCTAATTACTTGCTAGAGCGTGGACTGCTTATAAGCTACGTAGGATGGCACTCAGAGGACAGGAAGTTCCTTCAGAGACTAGACCTTAACCAGATAGCCCAAGTAAGCCCTGAGTTAGCTGAGATGATCCTTTCGGGTCAGAACGAAGACCAGATGGTGGCTATGCTGCAACAGACCTTTGATGGCGTTACAGTTAAGCGAGCAAAGAATGCACTGGCTGAACTAGCTGACGTTGGCTCTGCTGAGTTGCCAGTTGTACGCCGTCAGATAAATGCACCAGAGGTAAAGACACTAGCCCCAGATGGGGACTTTATCTTCCCTCCGTATGTTACCGATCCACAGCGAGCACCTTACTGCTTCTGGAAAACGTACTACACGGCACAGGAGCTAGAAAATAAAGTAGCTACTGATGGATGGGACGAAGACTTCGTTGAGTTAGTTATAGAGCGATACCGTGGAGTTAATATAGACTCTATCGAGCGTGAGCAGGAGGGCCGTCGGTCATTAAGCCTTACCGATAATGCTTACGAGGCTGAAGAGCTAATAGAAATAGTTTATGGATTTCAACGTTTAGTTGATAAGGAGGACGGCTCCGAAGGGA